ACATCAGACTCATACTTCATGAATAATCGTTCAGTTGCAGAACTGGCTATGAAAAATGGATTAAGATACAGTGCTAGACTTCAGGTCGATCTTTGGAAAAATAACTGGGGTACTTAAACAAAGGAAACATATGTTCAATAAATTAAAAAATCTTTTTTCATCAGCCAAGCCTGTCTCTGATGTAGATAAAATTGTTCCTGTATTTGATGTGAGTTCAACGGAAAAGAGTCCTAAAGAAAGGGCCGAGGAATTGGGTGAACCTTGGGTTTCCGTGACTGCTGTTGATTTAGATCCTGACAATATTGGCAATGGAAGCCTAACTCTTGATTGGAACGACAAGTTTATCACAAACTTAGTTCGTGCTGGCTATCAAGGGAAAACTGATCAGGCGCTGGTTGATTTTTGGTTCCAGACAATCTGCAGGAACATTTTGGCTGAGACCTATGAACAAGAGCAAGCTGATCCAGATAATAGACATATAAACAAACGAGATTTAGGATCAGGCCGATCGGAAATAAGTTAAATTTCAAGAGGCTGTTGTTGTACAAATACAACGGACTCAATTGAATTGCTTTTTATCTTGACAACCTCCACAAAGGCTGTATAATTCAGACTTCACCAACCAACTGAAAGAGACATCATGTCTTCACCAAATAGCTATATCTATGATTTTTCTAAGAAAAAGCAAACGTTAACTATTAATCAGCAGCAATATATTATGCAGGGTATAACTACTGTTATTAAACAAAATATGTTAGTTCGTACTGGCAAGTTCAATATCTTAAAGGCTCCTACTGGTAGTGGCAAAACTACTACACTAGCCTACAATCTGCTGCCGAGTATCATTCGTGATTTTTCAATGATAAAACGGTTTTTAATACTTGCCCCGCAGTCAGAGACAACGGATTCATTACATAAGATAATTCGGGAAGAACTTGACGGTTATATCATTGACGGCCGAGAAGTCATTGTGTATGATGATGATGATTACCGATCATTTTTGGCTGAAAAAGCTAAACGACCCCGCCACACTAAGCTTCTTGGAGATGTGCAGATTTTCGTATTCACCACTCAATATGCGTATAATCTGTTTATGAACTCTACTCTACCTAAGGTAGATATACTTTTCATTGACGAAGCTGGATATGGGGTGAGTTGTCCAGGGCCAGCAGAAACCCTTTTAGACAAAGGTTACATGGATAACAATTTTAATCCTTCTTGGTTACCTATGATAAATCATTTGATAACTATAGATAACGTAATAGCTTTTGGATTGTCCGCTACTCCAACGAATAGCCAATCTGATCCATTATCTACTACTTTTAGCAGACTTGCTGATATGCCAAAAGAGAAGATCGCTAATTGCATCACTGAGATACATATTAAAGATGATATTTATACTAACATTGAAAAGGGTGTGATCAATTATCTTTCTCTCATTGAACGAATTGTAATTCTGCAACAGTCTATTACAACAGACACATGGGATAAACTTGAGGGACGCATCTATAAAATGATGCCTGCCCTAATGATTACATCAGGGAAGTCTGATTCCAATCCATGTAATTCTATGCGTTATAAAGATATGCAGAACTTGGTAAAGTTGATGTTATACAAACACTTCAACAATCGTATTCCATCCATTATAAGAATGTCAAATTCTTCTGAGAAGGGCTCATTTTTTGATAATAAAAAAACAGAATCCCTGTCAGATAACGTTGAACTTGCAAATTCTCCTCAATACATTAATTGTCCATTAATTGTTGAATTACTGATGAGTGGTAATATGGGTATGAATATACCTCGTATCCATACAGTAATTGTTGGTAGTCGTCCTTCACAAGATACAGTTCCACATCGGGTTATTCAAATCGCCGGTCGCTCTTCCCGTATGCCATTCTTCCATAGTAATGTACTAGCCGCAGAATTCATTCGGGACCGGGATATTGATGATGACCAAAAGGAACTAGTACTGGAATACTACATCCAATTAACAACCTCTAATGTCATTCTTCCCAACAACAGTGCTCTGATGATAGATGTAAAAGATATATATGGTGCTGATACTTGGGATACTATCGAGGGGACATCAGAATTAAACGAAATAGTTTTTGACAATACATTCAAATATCGGGCAGCGCGACATAAAAATTCCTTTGACATTGGAAACGCACATCATGTATATCGCAAAAATATGTGCGAAGTGTGCAGGACCGAGGAAAATGGAAAGACCAGGTGCTACAATCTTGTATTTGATTTGCACATTGAACGATATGAAACTAACATCACACATGAAGAGTTTGAAAAAACAATTTGGAGTAAGATCATTACGGGCGATCATGTGATGCGTGAAAGCCGTTTACACAATGATCCAACCAATTTGGTTTTTGTTTGTCCTTTGCTCCATTCATGGAAGACTATAGTTTTTGAAGATTTCAGAAATGATTATACCAACTTGACACTTGAATAACCATTTGCTATAATGAGCCTATGAACACATTTCTACTCATCGACCTGGCTAACACTTTCTTCAGGGCTAGACATTCGGCTCATAGAGCGTCAAGCCCTGAAGAAAAGATGGCCTTCGCTTTACATGTGACTCTGAGCAGTATCAACAAGTGCTGGCGGGATCAGAAAGCGGATCATGTTATTATCTGTACCGAAGGTCGTAGCTGGCGGAAAGCTTTCTATCCACCATATAAAGCGAATCGTGCAGTAGATAGAGCCGCTGCAACTGAATCAGAACAGGCAGAAGATAAACTTTTTTGGGAAGCGTTTGACCATATGAAAACCTTCTTAACTGAGCGTAGCAACTGCACAGTATTGCAACACGCCCAACTAGAAGCGGATGATCTTGTCGCAGGGTGGATTCAATCGCACCCTGCCGATTCGCATGTCATTGTCAGCAGTGATACTGACTTCTATCAGCTACTTGCACCCAATGTTAAACAGTATAATGGTATCGCAGATGAACTTCATACACTTGAGGGAATCTTGGATCGTAAAGGTAAACTAGTCATTGACAAGAAGACTAAAGAACCTAAGAAGATTCCGGATCCTAAATGGATCCTGTGGGAAAAATGCGTGCGTGGCGATCCAACTGATAATATCTTTAGTGCATATCCGGGCGTGAGGACTAAGGGCAGCAAAAATAAAGTAGGGCTTGAAGAGGCCTTTGCCGATAGAGACAAGCGCGGATATTTTTGGAACAATCTCATGTTACAGCATTGGACAGACCATGATGGGAAAGAACACAAAGTGTTAGACGATTACCGTCGCAATGTTACTCTAGTAGACCTGTCTGCTCAACCTGATGAAATAAAAGCTATTCTAGCAGAGTGCATATCCACTAATAGTGTAGCTAAGAAGAAACCAATGGTAGGTGCACAATTCCTAAAGTTTTGTGGAAAATTTGATCTAGTGAAGGCTAGTGAGCAGGCTGAAGCATACGCCAGTTGGCTAGGTGCTTCTTATAATGTAAAGTGAGAAAAATATGTTGAAGGCAAGACCAGTTGTTACCAATAAGTTTTGGGTCGTAGAGAGCGATGGTAGGCAAGTTGCTACTATTCAAGCAGCCGAAGACGGGGTCGTATTGGTAGAAGGAGAACATCGTGAGAAGTTTGCCACCCTCAAACTTTTGCGTTCCAAGTATAACATCAGTTTAGTACAGACTCCGGTGAAACCTGTTTCACCGGTCTATGAACATGCAGTTCATGACTACCCATGTGATACTGCACCATTCAATCCAATATTTAATATTCAACAGAAACTTCCGTTGTACACCAAGAGTGCCAAGAGTAAGAGTTATTACTGTGCTGGATATTACTTGATTAAGTATGATGCTGAATGGAAGGTTGAGTTTTGTCCAAAAAGAATTTTACTTATTCGGCACCCACGAAAAGGTCCTTACCATAGTATAGCAGAAGCCCAATCAGTGAGTGCTAAATAGTTGTACATATTGAAGATTCAAAAGGATAAAATGAGCCGACCTAAGCCAGTGGTGATACTAGAACACCTAAATAAAACAAACTATAAATGCGATCAAGTATTGAGCAGCGAGGGAGTATGGGCTGTATACTACGATAACAAGCCAATTAATTTGAAAGCCCAAAATATCTTAGTAAGCTATCCTGGCGCAAAATATCGCAAAGTTAGTTTTTCTAATCCAGGGCATTCTATTAACTTGGCTAAGAAACTGAATACTCAATTCAAAACGGATAAATTCACAGTAGTATTGTTGTCACAAGGACATACGGTTTATTCTGCAAAATCACAGTGATAGTTAACTGTGACTCAGCTTGAATGGACTCGTAGATTATTGAATGTATCACCTCATGTAAATGATGATAGAACTGCAGCGGCACATTACAGAATAAATTGGTGGTATAATCCAACTAATAAGAACAGTATGCGTCTTACTAGAGAGGGCTTTCAATTTGCCTCCTTTACGGTCAAAATACAGCACTATTCTCATACTTTAGGTGAGGAAATACTACCAAAAACACTCCTGCAGTTAGAGAAATCATTGCAGTATCCATACTACATCAAAACTTATAAAGAGTTACTTGTATTTGATGAGGCTACATCTTTTACATTAATTTTATACAATAACAATTTACAGCAGTATCTAGACAATATACAAAAATTTAATAGTATCAAGTAAAAGATAAATAATAATGTATTCACTGAATACAAACACACACACAAGGAAAATTAAATGTTTACGACCTATACGCAAGATATTGCATCTTACCTAACTCCCGACGCATTTGTTAATGCGTTACAAACTACCAAACGCGGGTTAACTGACAAGATCATTACTGATCCTATACTTAACAAAGCGGCGCATGATTATATTACTGCGCAGACTGATTTTGCTAAAATGTTGACCCTGAACTTCACTGAACTCAGCAAATATACTTTTGATGCATATACAAAGAACTTATTTCCAGTTGCGGAAACAACATCAAAAACAAAAGCTCCTAAAGCAAGAGCATACTCAGACGAAGAATAATAGGATACAATATGACAAACTTTAAAACACCAGCAATCCCTGAAGTAAAATTTAACAAGAACGGTTACGAACTACGAACAGACATCCTGGCAATGGCTAAGGATATGGTTAGCTCAGACTATCAATATAAGTTTCAAGGTTGGGAACTCAGTGCGCAACGTGATGAGAAAACAGGGCAACTTGTTACCACTGTCGGTATGCCTGAATTTCCCGGACTAGATAAAGTCCTAGAAACGGCAGAGAAGATGTATGCATTCGTCAGCGCATCTGCGCCAAAGAAGTATTAATACAATTTGCTCTACAATAACCCCGATCTGATCGGGGTTTTTTACGGCTTGACAACCTTCCCAACTTATGTTATACTACTGAAAGTTACAACTAATCCGGCTGCCTGAAATGTCAATTTTATTGAAATATTTTGATAGTGTTACTTATAAACCCAAGTACTTTCTTGGTGATAGAGTTCAAGGAAAATGGAATAAGATTCCATTCGTTGGTACTGTAGCTAATGATAGTGAAGTAAATGATGACGGACCAAATGTTCATATCTTTTTGGATTTGCCTGTTACATATAAAAATACAATACATACCATTATCACAGTCAAACATCGTGATATAAAGAAACTTCCAATTATTAAGGATTAAAAATGTCAAAATATATTAGTGTAGAAATTAGTCTAGATGAATTCTCTGATGAAGAACTTATTAAAGAATTGACTGAGCGTGGGCATCGTTATGAATATGATATGGAATTAGCCGATATTTGGAGATTGCGTATTAATGGATTACCATACGAAGATAAGTTGGATACCTTCTTGCGTGATACTTTAGGCAAGGCCATTTAGTAATAAATACTAGCATTAGGAAACCAACATGAACAAAGTAATTCAACAGTTAGCCTCTGATGCAGGATTTAGTAGTACATTTGAAAATGATCGTCTTGAAAAGTTTGCTCTATTAATACTGGCAAAGTGTATGAAAACTGCGGACGAACTAGGTATGAATTCATATGAATCTTATACTGCATATGAATCTATAATCCGAAAAGAATTTAATTTATAATATGACAGGTATTAAAATTGAGCGTGAGGATATTAGTGATTTTATCATTATCACTAATACTCTAAAACATGAAGGACTTGTACAAGGAGAGGATTTTTCCTGGGCCTACTATCCTCCTAAATGGGGCCAAGTTGATCGGGCAAAACATGCTGTGTTTACCTTTAGGTCCGATGTAAACGCCACAATGTTTGCGTTGAAGTGGACATAGTGTTGTATTTTAACAACCTCGCAATACCCGTACATTTGACAAGGGTACTGTTTTTTGATATACTAGTGTCTTACATTAATCAACACAAGGACTGAAATGGCTATCGTTACTGAAAATCGCACTGTCACTACTACTGAAGCTCGTCGCTCATTGCTGCGTTGTTTCGCAAAGCAACGCCCAGTATTTCTCTGGGGCCCTCCTGGAATTGGCAAGTCAGATTTGGTATCTGGTATTGCCAAGGAGCTTGGTGCAGTCATGATTGACTTGCGGCTGAGCCAAATGGACCCCACTGACATTCGCGGGATTCCATTCTATAATAAAGAAATCAACAAGATGGATTGGGCAGCACCAATTGAATTGCCCGATGAGGAATTCGCATCAAAGTATCCATTGGTTGTTTTGTTTCTTGATGAATTGAATGCGGCTCCCCCAGCAGTGCAAGCCGCAGCATATCAACTTATTCTGAATCGTGCAGTTGGAAAGTATCGTCTGCCCGACAATGTTGTTATGGTTGCGGCTGGCAATCGTGAAAGTGACAAAGGCGTTACTTTCCGCATGCCTAGTCCATTGGCAAATCGTTTTGTCCACTTGGAAGTTCGTGCTGACTTTCCAAGTTGGGAACATTGGGCTGTGCAAAACAAAATCCACAAGGATGTGGTTGGTTACTTGGCTTTTGCTAAGCAGGACCTGTTTGACTTTGATCCACGATCTAGCTCTAGGTCATTCGCTACTCCACGTTCTTGGGCATTCGTGAGTGAATTGCTTGATGACAATGACAATGATAGCAGCACTACTGATCTGGTAGCAGGTACAGTTGGTGAGGGCATGGCAGTCAAGTTTATGGCGCATCGGAAGATTTCTGGTCAGATGCCCAATGCTACTGATATTCTGGCAGGCCGTGTCACAGAATTGAAAATCAAAGAAATTTCTGCGATGTACTCACTAACTGTTTCTTTGTGTTACGAATTGAAAGAGGCCTACGAAAAGTCTGTTGGTAGCAAGCAAGAAAAGTTTAACGAAATGGCAGATTACTTCTTCCGTTTCATGATGGATAACTTCACAACTGAATTGGTTGTGATGGGAGCCAGGGTCGCTATCACAACATATGGCATCCCATTCGTTCCAAACAAGCTGAAGAATTTTGATGAATTCCATAAGCGTTTTGGAAAGTATGTAGTTGCTGCATCAAGCAAGTAAAATACAGGGGCTACGGCCCCTTTTTTGTTGCATTTTTGTAACAACTTGCTTGGTGTTTTTGAACATCTATGCTATAATGATTACTTACAAACAGGAACTAGTATGACAACTACAATTACTGACAAAGACAAATCTGTCACTATCACCAATCCAAAGATTGATGCTTTAGCCAGAGAAAAACTGGTTACGGCCCGAGTTGGTCTTTTGCTCAAGGCTAGTTTTTTTGGCAATTTGGCAACACGCTTGAAATTGCTTAATGCTGATGACTGGTGTTCTACTGCAGCAACTGATGGTCGTAATTTCTATTACAATTCTGAATTCATCAATTCACTCAGCCTGAAAGAATGTGAATTTCTTTTTGGTCATGAAGTTTTGCATGTAGTGTATGATCATATCGGACGCCGTGAAGATCGTAATCCCTTACTTAGTAACATTGCTGCTGACTATTGTGTCAACCAGGACCTGATTGATTACAACATTGGTCAACGCATTACCAAAGTTAAGATTCTGTATGATCGTAAATACAAGGGCATGAGTTTTGAAGAAGTGTATGATGATCTGTATAAGAATGCAACTAAGATCAACATGCAGGATCTGTTTGATCAAATCCTTGATGAGCATATGGATGGTGAGGGTGAGGGTGGTGGTGGAGAGGGAGTGGGTGAAGGTGAGGGCCCAGGATCTGAAAAACGTAAAAAGCCTTCTCTATCTCAAAAGGAATTGAAAGAAATTAGGGATGAAATTAAAGAAGCAGTGCTTCAAGCCGGACAGGCAAGTGGTACTGGTAATCTCCCGGCTGGTGTTCAGCGTCTGATTTCAGACATGACTGAAAGCATCATTAACTGGCGTGAGTTGTTGCTTCAACAAATTCAAAGTACTATCAAACAAGATTATAGTTGGATGCGTACTAGTCGGCGAAGCTGGCATATGGATGCTGTTATGCCTGGAATGATTCCAGGGGATACAGTTGATGTTTGTATTGCAATTGATACATCAGGGTCTATTACTGAAAAAGAGCTAAAGATTTTCTTGAGTGAAATCAAGGGTATCATGGAAAGCTACACTGATTATAAGATTCATCTGTGGTGTTTTGACACGGCCGTACACAATCCGCAAGTGTTCAATCAAGAGACTATGCATGACATTCTGTCATATGAACCAAAAGGTGGTGGTGGAACTGATTTTGCTGCCAATTGGACTTTCATGAAAGACAATCAGATTGAACCCAAGAAATTGATTGTGTTTACTGATATGTGTCCATTTGGAAGTTGGGGTGATCCTGACTACTGTGATACAGTTTGGATTTCTGTTATGTCTGATACTATTGCTCCATTTGGTATAACTGCAAAGTATGAAGACTCATTAAAGTAAAAGAATGACTCCTAGAGAGTATTTCATAGGAGCAGCATTACAGGGGTTGTTAGCAGGAAGAAATCCAGCAGCAGCCCCTTACACTACTGCTGAAATAGCTGCAATCGCAGTTGAATGTGCAGATTATGTAATACTAGCGATAGCAAAAACAGACAAGAAACCATATGATACCAACCCAACCAACTGACTTTACTACAATAGAATCAGCAACAGAACGCATTGTTGTATTACAGAATCGTTTACTTTTATGTGAGCAAGTATTGGATGATGTAGTACGGTCTCTTGAAATTGCTGCTGCGACAGGACAGATGAATCTGACCTCAAGTTTCATACGGTCTGCTGAAGATTATTTAACCGACCGTATGGACTTGGCAGGTGAGAATGCAATGAGTAGTGATGATCAGGGATAACTTCCCTAATCCATTAAATGTAAAGGGATTACGGAAAGTTGAACACTTGCCTCCCCATTTTTATACCGTTAACTTTGATGTTGGAACAAATAGCAAGAGGATAACAGATTGGATTTGGGAACATCTGGCTGGACGGTTTTATTTTGGTGATGTATATAGTCTAGTAGATGGCACTGGACATGGTTATTTACAAAAGTGTGTAGCCTTTGAGATTCATAGTGAGGCTAGTTATTTTGCATTAGTGCTTGTGGATTTGAACAGTTATCAATAACTTTTTTTTACAGTGCTGAGGCCGCTATTAAATATAGTTATATCTTAATGGAGATTGATTAAATGACTGACCCAACCAAAGAAGAAGCCCCAGCAGCACCAAATTTAACATTACAAGACTTAACATTAGTTGTACAACTACTGCAAGTGGGAGCACAACGAGGCGCCTGGAAAGCAGAAGAGTTATCAACTGTTGGGGCATTATACGACAAATTGGTAGTTTTTTTAACTGCTGCAGGAGTCATTCAGCCTAAGGCTGAAGCAGAAAATACATAAAAAGGAAATTATCATGTATAAACATGTTGCTAAACATAACGATAAAAGAACGGTACTCTTGTGGAGACAAGTGCCAGGAGAAGACCATATGTGCTTGATCGCATATAGTGACCTTCTTCCCCGGGTATATCATGATGCCGTAATGAAGATTCTGGAAAGTGACATGGGACAACAAGCTGAGAATTTTTCAGATGCCTTATTCCGAAGTCTGATGCCAGATGGTCGCAATTGCTTGGAAGCATTGCACCGAGATGGATTAATTAAAAAGGTTCCTGCAAATCAAGTAACAGTGACTCCAACTGCATCCAGTTCAGTTCGGTTAGATGAACTAAATAAAATATTGAATGAGATGGCAACAGGACAAGCCGCCATTGATCGTATGGCTAAACTTGATACTGAACATGGATACACTGGTAAAAAGAAACCAACCAGTGGTTCTATGCCGAATATCAGTGAATCGCCTAACAATGCTATTCTCAAAGAAAATGTATTAAGTGATAAGGACTTAGCCCAAGACAGATTAAAGCAGGCTGCTACTATGAAAGCCAGTGCTGCTCAATTAATGGCAGAAGCTGAAAGATTGGTAACTGAAGCCACCGCGTTAGACCCAACTACTACTATTGCCACCAATGACAAACCCATCCCCAAGAAAAAAGCCACGATCAAAGTTAAAAAAGATTAACTTTTCTGTAAGGGATAAATGGAAAAATATCCTGAAGGATGTTGAAAAGAAAGAAATTCCAGTAACTTTTCTACAGGCTATTGCAGTTACTTTGATAGATGGTACAGTAGTTGACATTAATATCAAAGAATTAATAATGGCCGGTAATGATCCAGATGACATTGAAATTATGATTGATGCTAAACTAAAAGCACTTGATGATATCATCCATGATGTTGATTTTTTCATCAGCATAGATGATGTTGTTAATACTATACAACCCGTAACTGATGAACTATTAAAAGATTTATGATTGCAGCTATTTTTGCAGTTGATACCAATGGTGGGCTAGGGTATGAAGGTACATTACCCTGGCCCAAGAATAGCGAAGACTTGAAATGGTTCAAAACTAATACACAAGGACAAATTGTGGTGATGGGTAGGCGGACTTGGGATGATCCAATGATGCCAAAACCATTGCCCAATCGTGCAAATATTGTAATTAGTAACCGATCATTAGATGACTATCCCACAGTAACCGTATTATCTGGTGATTGGTTAACTTCATTGAAACTGTTACAAAATAATATCAATGACAAAGATATTTTTATCATTGGTGGGGCAGGTATTCTCCAACAATGTCTTCCAATCTTAGATAAAATTTATCTAACAAAAATCAACACTGCATATCCAAGTGATGTTACAATAGATGTAGACAGTTATCTGTCTGAATTTGAATGCACTTACTATATCCCAACTTCAACTTGCACTTTCACAATTTATGAAAAATTATCTAGAAGCACTACAATATATACTGGATAACGGTACTGAACGAGGTGACCGTACTGGCACTGGTACATTATCCGTATTCGGTATGCAACATCGGTATGATCTTGCAAAAGGATTCCCTGCCGTAACTACAAAAAAACTAGCATGGAAAGCTATGGTAGGTGAACTACTTTGGTTCATTGAGGGCGGAAGTTCAGAACGAAGACTAGCTGAAATTACACACGGTACTAGTGAAGGTACTACTACTATTTGGACTCCCAATGCATTAGCTCCTTACTGGAAACCCAAAGCACAATTTGATGGTGATCTAGGGCGAGTGTATGGTGTACAATGGAGACATTGGAGAGGAGTCAAGCCAATGCATCATCCTGAAATGCCAGCTAGTATTAATGTAACAAAAGAAGTTGATCAATTGGCAGAATTGATTGCTGGCATCAAATCTGATCCCAATGGTCGCCGTCATATTTTATCTGCCTGGAAGGTTGATGAACTTGATCAAATGTCATTGCCCCCATGTCATGTAATGAGTCAATTTTATGTTGCTAATGGTAAGTTATCTTGTCAAATGTATCAACGGTCCGCAGATTTCTTTCTGGGTGTACCATTCAACATTGCATCATATGCTCTACTAACTCACATGATTGCGCAAGTGTGCGGATTAGAAGTGGGTGAGTTCATTCACTCTATTGGTGATGCCCATGTGTATTGTAATCATATTGATCAGGTCCGCACGCAGCTATTGCGTGAACCATTTCCAAGTCCTAAGTTATGGTTGAATCCTGAAATCAAATCAATTGATGATTTCAAGATGAGTGATTTTAGGCTTGATGGTTATACCAGTCACGGTGCTCTTACTGCCCCAATGGCAGTGTGATTAGTATCTTTGAATGTTTCATCATTTGCTAGAGGTTGTAGCAAATGAATGAGAGCACCTTCTAATGCAGTGAGTTCAGTTTCTGAAGTTAGTTCAGTGTAGTAGATTGTCCATTCCTTTGGATTCATATTCGTATTATGTTCACGCAGTTGTTTCCATCCTTTAGGATCCGTCTGATATGATTTTGTCTGGCCGTGCGCCTTGGGCCAGTGAGTATCTTGTCTATTGCGGATCCATCCTTTGCCTACATAGATGGGGCGTTGTTCATCATCTTCTATGATATAGATGCCTCTAGCATTAGAAGGTATTTCTTTATAGTACCGCCAAGGCAGTTGATGGATTTGTGTTTTTATGTTTAGTAATTTATTACAAGTATCAATTGTTTGTAGGATTGATATCATGGTAATGGAATTCTTACGATATCTGATTCTGTAACGAACAGTGTAGTAGCGCCGTTACATATCCGTAGTGGATTTTCAGTAACAATTGTGAACACTGACTTTAGCTGATAAAGATTAGCGAAATGAATGGAAGGGACATAAGTGGGGCTGATAGTACATGTTGGTATCATTTCAACTTTCAATCAAGTGTAATAAGTATCATCGTAATGATACTTATTACTACTGGTGATAGGTAGAAATAATTACGCAGTGATGCGGGCTATGAGAATTTTACTGATAGAAGTTGCAGTAAGCACCTTATTTGCAGGTAACAATCTGTAAGTTATAGCAGTCATAGCTGAATTATCAAAGTTGATTTCACCTGATAGCACAAAAATACAAGTAGCATTAGGTTCAGAATATGTTTCACCTTGTGGTAGAGTATAGATATCACTAGTCCAGGTAGAATTTTTATTATCCGGTGATACACAATACCTAGTAGCATGCGGACTCACGACTTTCATTTTACTAATTAGTGTACTATCTGGTGGAACACTTGCCATGTAAGTAGCGAAAGTTTCATCATATTGATCACGCCAAGTTTCTCCAACATTCATAATCCTAGAGTAATCACCTATAGAATATAATATAGACCCATTGGCATAAATGCTGCCACCTGACATTCTAGTTTGTTCTGATGGTCCTGACGCTGGATATTTCCATCGCTGTTCATCGCCTTGATATTGAACATTTTGTGATACGGTAAAACCTGCAACTTTGGTAGATGAAAATGTAAACATGGGTATCCTTAAATAATAGAGTCGTCAGGCTTTGGATTAGCAGTTTTTATTGCATTTATAACATCATAAAACGGCTGTGATTTAGGTGTATCTCCGGTATCCATAGAGTGCCATAGCATATCTAATTGTTCGTTAATACTAGGATATATACTTTTTCTAGCAATTCTGTATGCGTATGCAGATGCATCATCTGCTGGTAATGCAACCGCTGTTGAAATTGGAGCTATTACTTTTCCGCCTGGGATAATTTTCTTTATTACAACATCAACTGCATCTGTTGTACTATCTGATTGTTCAGCTAATAAAAATTCACCAGGCCAAGGACCTACTTGAAGTGGTAGTACAGATTCATCACATGATCCAGTCCGTAATATAACTCCATCGCTATTATAGATTGTAAAATAGGTTTGCATATTCATTATTTCTTAATTATTATTACATTATGCTGCATAATCTCTCCATATGCGTATGATTGTCGTACAATATCCATCTCTAGCAACCATATGCATACTTGGAGAACCATCTGTAGTTGTAACTGCTGCAGATATATCAGTGGCAGTAGCTAATGTAAATCTACCAACGCCGAATATAGTTGCGGTTTGCCAATCTCCTACTGTATTTACTCCGGCTGTACTTAAAACCTCATACACTATTGGGTCAGGAACCCAATAAGTATACGAAGTGCCAGGATCTCCCTTATAGCCATAAAGCGTTTCAGTGACATAAGCCCCAGTATTTCCTATAGTAGTTGGATTTCTAATAATAGCGGTATAACATGAATCATTTGTATCGCTACCCCCAGATTTCACTGGGACTGATAACTCATAAAAATATGTACCTGCTTGCAAATTTATTCTATGCAAATCAGTATCCACTGCACCACAATGATTATTTAATGCGGCCGCATCTAATGGAAGAGGTAGCCAATAAGTAAGAGGTATGCCTGGACCTGGACCTGGACCTTTATAAGTTCTCACATAATCGGGCAATGATGCGCCGGGAGCTATTTTATTAATTGTTATTGCATCAGTAGCAATAGCTTCAGTCACTACTGTTCCGCTAACCAATAAATTACCATTGATAGATACATTGCCATTCATTTCAATATTACCACCGGTCACAGAAAATGGATTTTTACTTCCATCATCCGTGAATATTTTGAAAGTGTCTGCATTTATAATAAATTCAGATGGTCCGGTCACACCTGATAAAATCTGGAATCCTGCGATGTGTCCACCTGCATTTAAAGTAACTCCATATTGTGAAGAGATACCATTAACTGAACTTGATAGAGTTGATACATTAGAAGTTAAATTACCAACAGTGGATGTTACACCTGATATCTGAGTTGCATAAGAACTAGTTGCATTAGCTACTGCTTCTGCAAAGTCAAGTATTCCAGCAGAAGTAGTTACATTGCCTGTAGTAATACTTGCATACAGTGAATCTATGCGTGATGCTATTGCTAAATTAGCAGTTGTTAGTGTCTGTTCTGTTGTTTGTATCCAAGCTGATGTATTAGAAGTTAATGTTGTAACATTAGACTCTAGACCATTAATTCTAATTCCATAACTACTAGTCGCATTAGCTACGGCTGAAGCGAAGTCAAGAATTCCAGCAGTAGTAGTTACATTACCTGTTGTGACATTTGCTAATAGAGTATCTATTCTCTGAGCTATTGCTAAGTTTGCAGATGCATAAACATAGTCAACATGACTGATCAATGCTGTTGTATTAGATTCCAACGAATTATAGTTAGCTTGCAGTGTCTCTACATGTGTTGCCAGAGAATAAGTTGCAGTAGCTACTGCTTCATAGAAGTCAGTTATTCCAGCAGAAGTTGTTACATTACCATTACCACCAAAAGTTGCCCCTAATGTCACTATAGTATTTGCCCATGCTATATTAGCATTTGCAAATGTGTTAGATAAGTGGGTAACAAAAGATTGATTATTGTTTACGGTAGATCGTAAATCCTCCAGTGCGTATGTGATTGCAACATTACCATCGGTAAAAACACCATATAGATTAGTAATGTTTGCTGATGCGTCTCCCATGACAGATGACAAATTGCCAGCGAGGCCTGCTATATTTGCCATTACTGAATCTTCTGGAATACGAACATTGACCCAGCCAGATGGTTTATAATAACTTAGTCTATCATTTGCGATATCATACCATGTTTGACCTAATAAAGGATTCGCTGGTTGAACATTACTTGCAAAATTTTCAACAAGATGTACTAAATTAGTGTTTACTGATGTACCATAATTAATAGAACCTCTACCTACTAGTGATATACTAGTTGCAGAGGTATTAATTGTCTGTTCTGGTACGGCAACTAGTAAGTTACCATTTGATCTATATATACTGTATGTCATTCTAGTTTATTTCTGTAGTTAATATTGATAGGTACTGTGTGCATTTAATACTATTTATGCCAGGTTACCTATTTCAAGAAACCTGTGTGCATATTATGGAGTTTTACGTAGAATTATTAATATTGCTCTATTGTCTGCAAATATGCCATACCCTGCATTACTAGCAGGCATATTTTCATAATGTCCGGCCATTGTCTCGTAGTTATCAATCACAAAATACTGATATGCAGGTGTAAACACTGATTGTCTCATCCTCTGAGGTACTGTTGCCCCGGTGTTATTTACTGCAAGTATAGCTGCTGAACAGGCATACCACGTTTGTGCGGCGGTAATAGTATTACTACCAGTATACTCTAAATTACTTAATTCCGATACATCATAGTCTATAATATCCGATCCAATCAACAGACTAATCATACCGCTAGGCAAATCATATTGGAAATATGTATTATCAGGACCTGTATTTCCAACAGGAGTGTATGGTCCTAGATATATAGACCAATCACCAGGTATTAATGCACTATACGCTGCGACACCATAATTATTTTCCCCATTCCAGTTGTTCCAGTGGAAGTCAGTATATACATTGCTTGGTGCATTAGCGCAGTCTCCAGTAACATGGGATATTGATAATGCATGAGCTTTTGGTGGATTTGTTAGTACAAACATATAGTCAACATCAGCGGCTGGTGTTGTTACAGGAATCGGAGTAGCTGCATTCCAGTATACATCGCGACCAGACACCCATGTCAATGTCGTCCATTTTGCAACAGTAATAGAACATGAAGCTGCGTCGGAGAAGTGATAATTTACTTTAGTATTCTGCGTGTCATAGTTGTTTTCATGGTAGCCTGTATTAGATGCATCTCCTGGGTAAATAGTTGCTTGAAAAGGTACGCCTCCTGATTGTGATCCAGTTCCATCGTGAGAAAGAAAACTTCTAAACAAGTTAGTTCGGTTGTTCCAGAAATAGTTCGATAGTTGTAGTTGAGTTGATCCAGGTGCTACATTAACACCTACACTAATTGTCTTCGTTGGCATACCATCTAATGCCAATGTGAATGTTTTACCACTGCTTGATGTAGTAAAGGTAAAGGTAAATCCATTAACTGCATTTGCAGTGAAAAATCCAGTTAGTGGCACTGAATTAATATCAGCAGAAGTAACACCTGTCACAGTATAATTTATTGCTGTTCCAGTTACAACATTAGTTGTTACTACCTGTATAGTAACTGTTCCACCTACATTAACCGTTGCAGCACTTCTAGATAAAGTATATGTAGGATCAGATGAAGTAATGGAAGTATCGTTAATTGTAACTACACTTGTTGCTACTATTGGACCTGAACCTGAACCAGTATGTAAATTGAATGTTGCTATTTCTGTACCTTCTGTTAAATTATCAGCAGTAATTGTTCTAGAAAAAGAAGCATTACCACTGACAAGGGAAGCAGATCCGGTTAATACGCTGTCATTAAAGTCCGCAGTGGTAATTCCGGTACCACTTGTTGTCCAGTATACTGTGCTGTCTGCAACCCCAGTTGTGGTAATCGTAAATGTTACGGTATCACCTTCATTTTTGGTAACAATGGTTGGAGTCATTATATAGGCTGATGCTGTAGCCCCATGAAATATACCCAATGATATAACACCCGATGTAGGGATTGCAGTTTGCACACCAAGTGGGAAACCAACTGCACCACTGGCAGTATATAATCCACCTGCATAATATTCACTTATGGCTGCAGGATTAGTTCCACCAAATTCTGTTTGTATCTGCCCTATTGATATTGGATTAGCGTAAACTGGTAATGTCACAGTAAGTTACCCCTTCTTTAGGATAGCAACTTCATTCTTTAATTCCTTGATTGCTTCAATTAGTAGTGGAATTAATCTTTCATATTGAACTGTTAAATATTTCTCATCAATTGGTGCTGGCACAACTACTTCTGGTAAAACTTGCATAACTTCTTGCGCACTAACACCTACTTCAGGTTTAGCGACATATCCCAAACTTTGCGCCAATTCATTTGCAGAGTAATGAAATCCATTTAGTTGACATACTTTATCTAATGCATTTTCTATGTTACCAGTACGATTTTTCAATCTATCATCTGAGTAGTATGCTACTATATCATTTGTCGCTCTAATTTGTCCGGCTACACCACTAGCTGAAGTACCAACTCCTAAGGAAACAACTTGTGGATTGGAAGTGTATACTGGAATACCAGCACCACCACTAGTTAATAGTTGTCCTACTGTTCCTGGACCAAAAAATCCAGTAGTATTCACTGCTGTTTGGTATGGTACCTGACCAGTTGTACCGTTCGCTAAATTAGTTGATATTACAGGTACACTTGATGAAGAAGATATTGCCACCCATGTAGTTGCATTACGATATTTTAAAGTATTGGTAGAAGAATCATACCAAATTTGACCTTTTAAAGGTGTAGTAGGTGCAATAGTATCTGCAAAATTTTCCAGCAAGTGGACAAAATTTTCGTTTAACACTTCGCCATACCCAGCGAAGTTTTTCCCAATTAATGTTAGACTAGTGAAGTTATTATCGGATGTACCGTCTTCTACTGCTACTAATAGATTATTATTAGTCAAATTTATGTTATATGCCATGAGATTTAAATTCCTATAATATATTTATCGTAGACTATATGTCAAACTTGATTGGTTAGATTGGTTAGTGTTTGTATTCTAACTGTATAATCAATTTGAATCAATCGGTTAAGACTTTTTTGTATTGGATGGAAAACCACATGTGTTAATAGTTTGCCAGTTCCTGGTCCGGCAGCACTCCAACCCCTGAGTCCTAATTCATCAAATACAAAAGTACCATTAGTATTTGACCCATTATCAAACGCAAATTGACCAGTAGGCTCACCATAATTCAGCAAACAACTAACTAATATATCAGTATATACTGTGCCGGGTACATGCCTTATAGACATATTATTTCTGATGGGATCAGGATTAAGATCACTAGTATCATCTATAATTTTATAATATGTTGGGTTATATAAATTTGAATTTTGTGTATTTACATTTGCAGGTAAATAATTTATAATACCAGTGGGATCAATTGCAGTTCCACCGTTACCAAAATGCATTTCATATAGAAAATTGGTTTTCTTATTTGCCAAATTATAAGCCAATGCTTGACTCATATTTTCAAAGTGAATAGCATTCTGTTTGTCAACTAATACTGAAGGATTTTCACTATCAGTCACATCTGTGATTTTAATAAAGCCCTGTATGATTGACTGTAATGATTCGTTGGACATTCCCATTTCTACCCTTTAAATATTAATTATGCACGACTTTGAATAAAAATTTTTCCATCTTCTGGATCAAAAATTTTAATAAAACCTTGCACTGATATTCCGCTATTTTCATCTGGCATACTTTCACTATCCTCTAGCTCGGTAACCTCGGTTGAATCAGTGCTATGTTCATTATTTATCATATAATATAACTCTATTTAGTTAGTAGATGTGTGGTGTTACAAATGATGGTTCTGTAATAGCCTGTTGCACACTAATATCCTCAACTGGTGTCCCAGCATGATATATATCGCCCACTGATGTACCACCACATCCTCTTGTTAATTGACCTAATACAGCACCGGCCTTGGTATAATACTGTATTCTTTCACCACCAATGTATACTATACCAGGAATTAATCCCGGTGCATTCGGAGTAGGCAATGTAGTACCATCGGTAACTGTGATAAATTCATCAGCGATGTGCAATGGTTCAGCTAATGTGGTTATATTAGCATATGTAATATTAGTATAAGATATCTCTTCATTTATATCAACAAACATTCTGAATCCCATAGTACCAGTAAGTGATGATAGTACTGATATTGATATTGAATCATACATAGTTCCAGGAATATGTTCTTCCGGTGAATGAGAATATAATGGGTTAATGAATGTTCCACCTGAAATAATAATATTTGCAGTGGAAATACCAGTACTACTACTGAATAATCCACCAAAAATAGCACTATCGTCAGGAACTTGATCATTACTATTTGCTGCTGACTCTAATTCAATGCCAGGAACTAATGATGATAATACTCTAGGTGGCATACTACTTGTAGGTTGATAACATGCCATAATTCTATCATTTGCATTATCAAAAGAACCAGAATCAACTAACTTAAATATGCCAAAGTCAAATCGGCCCGATCCAGGGGCGTCTATTGAATTAATATATCCCTGTCCCTTATATTGAACAAGTGTATTCGGAGGATATGATTGTTCAAAAATGTCACTGTCATATAGAGAAGAATCAAATCCACCCTTTACCCAATCAACAACGCTGCTGGTGTATGAAATACGATCAAATTTTATTGTTGATTTTACTTTACGAGTTTTTACATTTGTTAATATTGGTACTGCTTGTGCCCAACGAGAGACAGGAATGTCCATCAATCCCATATAATCTCTATCAGTAATATCTCTACTTGCTTCATCATATGAATCGTATTCTTCAGGTAGAATGTCATACCCCAAGTTAACAATTGATTGTTCTGGTACAATTCTAGTTACTATTAATTGCCCTCTATACATGTAAAAATCAAACTCGCATACTGCGAGTGTACTAAGATCATCTGCTCCATTGTATATCTCAAGCCCTTTTCCTTCACCTGAAGTCGGTCTTCCTACCAAAATATATGCTGATCTCCGTTTAAATAGTAATTGAGAACCAAATCTTTCAGAACTAGCTCCACATCTATACATTGCTGCTTGAAGTGCAGTATCAAATATATTTAATTGAGGTTCATCATCCGTTTGTACAATAACAATATAATCTTTGCTAGTATTATTGAGATCCGCGGTTAACTCAGCAACTTTGCTTACATCACCATATATATCATATGTTTTACTGAATGCTAAATCTAATACACCATTATATATTCTAATACGATGTAATGTATAACTACGTGTAGCTGAATATATCAAACTTCCAGTTTCACCATCATATAATCCAGAAGCAAGAGTTCCAGTAATATCATTATAACCTCTTGATATGACTTTATATTTTATTGGTACAGTGACTGGAGTTACTCCTGTCCCAGATATTTTCACCAATGGTGTACTAGTATACCCACTGCCTTGATTTGTGATGTAAATTTTTTGTATGCTGCCATTTGATGAATTTATAGTAGCATATGCTTTAGCTCCTGAACCATTACCATCAGTACTAATTATAGAAATGTCAGGCGATGCTATATAACCATATCCAGGAGATACTAATTCTATACTGCCTACCCCGTAAGTATGATGATTTTTCCAATCAACATACTTTGGTTTATCAAATAACATAGTATCTTTGTTTACATATTCGCCATTAGGACTTCTGTATACATTTAAATCTGAATCGTAATATGCAGGTAAATCAAAATCAGATATTGCAACAGGAGCCTTCTCTAGACCATAATGACTGATTATGTATTCACGAATCTTAGTTCTATATGGCTTAATTTCATTGATATAATCAAGATAGTAATCCCATTTATCTTTACTGTAGCTAGATGGTTGTAGTAATCCATCAATTTCTTGTTTTAATGAAATAAAGCTAGTTTTAAATGCCCAGTCTATTGTCTGTTGCTCCGCTAGAATACAATAAATCAACACAAATATCAATTTATTATATTCCTCCAACAATTCATCAATAAACAGGTCTTCTGCCAATCCTGATAATATGTATCTAAATTCAATGAAGCAACTTCTATCAAAATAATCTAAGTCAAGATTTTCAGAGTCAAATCCACCTGTCTTCCATAAATCTTGACTTAATTCAATAGTTCCATTTTCAAGTCCTATTAGGCTGCGTGTATCAACTGAAGAATATAAGTATATTTCAAATTTACCTTGCTCATTGGTTGTTATTTTTACTATATCCCCTGCCTTAAGAGAAAGTTTATATACATCTTTTTCTAATTTCACAGTATAATTAATTTTAGTAGTATTACTGTATCCAGTAGCATACCAATTAACAAATTTCCAATACTTGGTCACATCAAATGCTTGAATAGTATTCAATACCCAGACCTTAACTGAATTTATTTCAGTTAACTTATATAGTGTCCAATATCCATCATATGTGCTATCACTTTTAACTAATATTCTATAACCAGGACTCTTTAAACTTATGTCTGTTAGTGTCAACTCTTCCTTAGTATCTACTATTTCATCATACTTTGACTCTACTGGGAAAGGAGCCATTGCATATAAATTATCTGATAAGGTCAAATAATTATTGATCAATTTATTTGAAACCGGATGCTGTATTAATATAGAATTTATATAATCAACTATTTTCTCAACCATAGCTAACCTATTAATTATTAAGGTTTGTCTAGGGCGAATGCTTAATCCAAGTTTGTTACCAGCAGATAATTTAAAATCTGGAACTAAATTTAAAGTTGAATCTGCTCCAATTAAACTGTCTAATAGCTTTTTAATTATACGAGGTGGTACTAATCTCTTATCATTGTTTTCTTGTACTAGTTCATATTCACTATGAATAATATTTTCATTCAATGAAGTTTGATATCCTATATGTAACGCAGTATCTGACTCTGATAGATATTTCCCTATGTTATATAACGATACACTATTGTCTTTCAATATGGCAGCGTATGGGATACCTTGTGTTTTTGGATTAGATATCATATCTTCCAATGTAACTACGCTATGGGTTTTCGTTGGGTCTATCTTTGTATTCTTTGCTCGTACCCAATAATAATACTTACTGTTGATTACACCAGTAACTTCATTTACATATGCTAGCTCAACATATGCACTATCATCTTGGTATTTTGGTATTCCATTTAAGCTAGCGGCAACATATTCTGAAGGCAATACCTCGGCTGATATCCACTCATATACCTCAATTGTACTACCGGGAAATAATCTACCCCAATTGCTTATTCTATACGCGAGTGAATCTTGTTCGTAATCAAAATATCTTGCGTTATCTAAATCCCACCAGGTCTTGCCCAATTGCAGATCACCCCAATGGAATTCTGGGTCAATTGGCAATGTATCAGTAGTTCCAATGTTATACTTTGCAGGATCAAAATTTGTTATGTAATCTAAATCTTGTTGAGCCGTGCCTAATATCTTTCCTTTATTTGGATCAATGTAATCTAGTTTAGTAATTACTGAATTGCTTTTTACATCATACAAGTATAATCCAGTGACACTGTTTAAATCAACAATGGTATCTTGCTTTTTAACAGTTTTCCATCCAGTAGGAAGAGGTGTAGTTGTCATAATATGTATTTATCCTTGTATTAGATAGAAGTAGCACGCTTAGGAAGCGTAATATTATTTGGATTATATACTATTGCTTCCCACTGTCCATCTTGATTTTTATCTACCCATGCCATATCTCCAACTTTCCAACCATGTTTTGGTGGTGAACTAGTTACTTGACTGATAGTTGAATACCGCATTCTGGTAAGATCAAATAAATCTCCACTTCCCTCTATTGGATTTTTTCTTATTAAATTTACTAGACTTGAGTCAATTGCTACAATAACAGAAGTAGTACTTTCAACTACAAGAACTTGATAAAAATTATCAAAATTAGCATCCAACCCACTAAAAGCAAAAACATCACTCACTGCTAATCCATGTGCAGCACCCATAGTAACTGTAATCTTATTATCCAATGCATAATCAAGTTTAGTTACTGTGTGTGGTACTTCTGTTACACGATAAACTTGCCAATCATCATTGAAATCTTTTGCCGCCCAAATTCTATAACCAGTTACAATGTTAGGTAATATCGCTGATAGGGCAGCATAATTGTTCATATCAAATAACAAAGCATCAACATCATTTATATTAACATACCCTGCAGATTTTACATCATCTTCATAATATCGTGTAGGTTCCCTGTTTAAAAATACAGACGGCTCATATTTCAACGGACTATTCAATAAATTCAACGGGCGCACTATATTAACCAAATCAACACTCGTATCATTTTTGCCCAATAGTGATAAGGATGATGGATTTGCTTTATATTGTGTTTCATCTAATCGTACACTGATGCTTTGGTTAGCATCTATTGCACCATATTCTCCGACACGCATTGCCCATTCTTCAAATGTAATTAAATTAGTTGGTTGCTTATTGAATTGACCCTTTGCTAATGCAGATATTGCATTCTGTGTTCCCTTTTCTCTAATATATCCTTGGTAGAATTTACTTTGAGTGGTTTGATTCATGCCAATGTCTTCAAGATATGATCTACTTCTATACCCTATTAATCCATTACTAAAGGTATCAAAATTTTCATCCGATGGCTGAGTATCAATATTATATATGTCAGCAAGTTTAAGTGCATTATTAGAAAAGTTTGGTAGTAAGCCAGATGTTAATGCTCTATCCAATTGACTCCAATAATTAAAGTCAAATGAGTCAGCAGCAACCATATCTTGTAATGCAGTATATGATATAGTTTTGTATGAAACAATATCTCCCTTTTTATAATCAGTGGTAGGTGACCAATTAATAGTTACTGAATTATTATAAATGAATCCTGCTGGTGAAAGTTCACCATTCCAATTGGAAGTTTTACTTCCAGTAATCCTTAATCTATGTTGTCTGTTTCCTAATTCTGGCTTGTATATTACATCATTGAATACTGTAACATTATCAAATATTAATGCATGGTCATATTGAACTAATGTAATTTCAGCAAATGCTATGGTTTGTCCATATATAGCATTAATAGTTGTTACTACTGAATCTCTTACTATATCTAATGCAGTATTTTTGATAACTTCAAAATTTGGATTCAAAATTCTTGATTCATTTGGACGATTGCCAACCATGTCAACTACTGCATCCGTACTAGTAAATGTCAACTCGCTACCCACTGGGCTTAATACTAAAATATTACCAGATTTCCATCCCTGTAATGTCCAGGTTAGAAATTCTTCGGCAGCAAGTACCCAATCTTGTGTCTTTCCTAAATCTGAATTGTAATTCTCAAACACAAATCCCTGTGCTATTAATATTCTCTGATAACTTACCAAAAAGTCTACAATCTGTTGTTTATTCTTAAACTCATACCCATAAGGTACGGTAATTTTTTTATTCTGATAATCGTTGTATATAACACCTCGGGTGTTTAATACTTGAATTACATATGAACTTCCCGTAGATTGACTTGGTATTATAGTAAAATATGGTGTTTTTAAATTATAACCACTTACTGTATACCCTGAATCAGTTTTTTCTACTATTACCGCACTATAATTAATTCTTCTAATCGGCACACTCTTGTTAAGATGAACCATATAATTTTCATCTGGAATAATAGTTGATTCATTTGTACTATTGGGACTATACTGGTCTGCTAATACAGTGATATATTTCTTATCAGTGAATCCTGCCATTTTATGACTTAATTTTACATCTAATGCATTAAGGTAAGTTCTTACTTTTGTTGGACCGATCATTCCAAAACTAGTAATGTAATCGGATACCCAATTTATATAACCACTTGCCCTGGTTATATTACCGTTTACAGATTCACCATTAATAACTATACTGGTAGGTGTAACTTTTTTGTTTGTTGAATTAACTGTAAATTGTCCTATATTCACTCTTGGTGTATATCTAGATGTATCTACTAATGTACCAAAATAGACCGCCGGTTTAAGTAATGCAATAGTTCGTTGCATTGCATATGCAAATTCACTAGTTCTTCTCCATGCTGATTCAACTGGACCTTGGTCACCTATTGAGAAAGTATAATTTAATGTGGCACTATCAAATTTACTTAATAATTGAGTAGGATCAACTAAATTACCAGACGCATCTACTGGTAAAAAAGTGGATAAATTTGGACGAGCATATAGCGTATTGTAACTATCTGTTACATAATTGTATCCATCTTCCAAGTCAAGCCATAGATTCTGATTCAATAACTCTGAGGTGTATGGTGCTGCACCATATCTTGATTCCCATCCAGAAGGTTTTTCTGAGAATCCAATCATTTCCCAAGGGTGGGTATGAGGACGATCAGTATCGTAAAAATACTTATATATACCTCTCCAATAACCAATCATTGGTTGTCCATCAATATCCAAACATCTATTATAATTCCAACTAAATTCATTATTTGATTGGAAATAAGGGTTAACACTATAATCTATCTTATTACCACCAATCCATTTCAAAAATTCAGAATTTAATACTGAGTTGAATTCTGTTAATGAATATTCAGTGGTACGGAACTTGCCCGGAGTATAAGAAGCAATGTCAATTAGCTCAGTTTTATACTCTGCTTTTATATTATTGTAAATTCTACGCTCTAACTCAAGCAAATATGCATCTCTCAAATCACCAAATGCTGGTGTTAAGCTACCATCATGACCTTGAATTACTTCAATCTCAGTTTGATATGTGTTATCCATGAATATCTCTGGCATATATTTTGGATACAACCCTAACTTAGTTGGAGTTTCTGGAACACAATTGCCGTCAGTGCGATACTCTCTTATTTCTAATATTCCCTCAACTGCCAATTCTACTGCATCAGTGATTTTTAATGAAGCTACCGCAATATCAAATATATAGTCTCGGTTAACCATCAGTTGCTGTCCATTGTAATATACAATAATTGCACGATTGCTTAATTCGGTGATACTATATAGTGAATGTAAAGCATATACTGTTGAATATAAATGATCTGTTATATCTATATTGGCAATATCATAACTTAATGTTGTATAATTATCACCTGAGGGTAACATATCACTATAGTACCAGGAAAAACTACCATTTTTAACAGCATTTATTATTGATACAACTGCGTCCACACCTTCTACTGGATTAGCTGGATTTAGATCAGGCAGTGTGACGCATAATTCTAAAAATTTATTCTTAAATTTAGTGTATTCTCTGCGAGCCAAATCTATTGCATTAATGAAATTAAGATTTGAATCAATCAGGAATAAAGATGAATACATCACAGGAGCAGAATTTTGAATTATACTACCATTTCTATTTCTGTAGTAAGAATTTTTTAAAGTCTGTCCTTCAGCTAACAGAGTATTTTGGCTAATATGTAATAGATGATTTCTCATCTGTCCTAATGTGACTGCTGACAATGATATATTTTTGCTATTAGCGTCTAGGTTAGTTGGAATTTGATAATAGCCTAATTTACTTACTGGTTCTCCATAAATTAATATATCAATTGTATCACCAATAGTTAGATACCCAGTATTAAACTTTACGGTATTTTTTACACCGACCGGTAACTTAGAAAAATTGGTAGTAATAAGTTTATTATTAACAAATACCTTAAAGTTAGATACATAGGCTGATGATACTTCAAGCACATCATATTCAAAATAATTAGTTGCACCTGTATATGTGTGATTGATCAGTTGATATTGCTTACTTTTCTCTAATACTGTTGTCCATACTATTTTGTCACTATACTGAGTATAGTTAAAGGCATTAAATTTAACTAAATCTGTGAATAAATTTTGGCGTAAAAATCCGTTAGATATTGGAAAGGTTAGATTGCTTTTATTAACAGTGTAAGTAAAATCCTCATTGTCAAAATTATTTTTGAAGTTAATATCGCCAATAGAATTACCAACACTGGTATAACTTAATGGTAAGTTTAGTATTGGATCAACGGTTCCTGTTCCTTCAAGGAAAGAGAAGATTTTAGTACCACCAAAAGTACTGTTGACATAAGTATTTTTATCACCCAAACTAATATCAGTTGCATCAATCACATCAAATAATGGCGGCTGATTTATTTTTGTTTTAATCTGTGATTTCTGCCAAAATCCAACGGTTGGATCATTGGTCAGACTGTTATACCAATGAGTAGTCTTGGCATTAGTACCACTCAATGCCAAGACTGTGCTGTACTTATATGCTATTGGTAAATCAGTTGCAACTAGCGCAACTCTTGGATGATTGAACGCAAAAGTAATAGCATCTTCCGATGCTGGTGCAACCTGTTCAATATGTAATCTTGTATTTGAGTATATACGCTTAACTTTACCAATGTAATCAACACGCGGAGTGTCAAAAGGATCAGTATCATTAGAAGTTTGGTCATAACCAGTGTTGGTGTATAAATGTGCTCCCTTTTCAAATTCAGTTAGAAAATTAGTACCTATTCCAGTGACAATAAAAGAACCTGCAGTTGTTGTTATTTCTCCAGTGACTCCCTCATCAGTACTATCAAAAAATGTTGCACCACTTTGATCGGTGTATTGAATTTCGTATATTTGTCTTCTAACTGATGAACTTATGTCATTTGAAAAAATAATAGTTTGAAATTCTTCTACTACTAGTCCTAATCCTGCCAACACATGAACTGAAACATTATTAACTTGAGTTGATGCATTTGTTATGACTTCATCAAATAGGTCAACATTTGGCAGTGGTACTCTACCATTGTTGAACAACTGTAGATCCTGGTCAAATTCAATAATAGGTCTGTTTGCCCGTTGGTATTGATCAAACAATGGTATTTTGCCTAAGTAATCAGCAGTTGCAGTAATTACATCAATGTGGAACCATCTATTTGCACGACTCCATGCATTCAGATCAGTACATGCGCGATTTATTACTATATAATCTGGTGTCAATGAAGATTGAATTGGTTCATCATAATTACCTATATCATAATTCATGATATCAAATGGAACATTACTATCGTCCGGTAATATTTCAACTGCCAATAAGGTATCCACATTCACTAATGAAATACCAGTACCAACACCTTCTACTATATAAGTTTTTGGGATGACAGGTAGGGTAGCAGGATCATCTGACCAATATGATTGTGGAATCACTGTATTGTCAAATGATATTCTTAGTCCATTGGTAAATACAATCCCATTGGGACTGGTATATGAGAGTTCACCAATAATGCCAGTAATATTAATAGGTCCGTATGAATTTGCTACTTGCGCAGCGTCTATAATATTAATAGTTTTAATATGAGTACTATTGCTAGCATTTTGTAAATACAAGGTAGACAATGGAGCAGTAATATCTGGTGACAATGTTATTGTGCCACTGGAATTTTTAAAAAACTCATAGCCACCTTGAGTTGCGCCATCATTAATACGCACCCGATTTCCAATTGGGAAATCTCTTACTTTTGTTAGAGTTACTATTTCAGTATCATCAATGTTTATTTGCCAAATATCATACCGATCATCTACCGGAACGATAGTGGAAGTTGATGTAGTCCAATCTGCATCTGATGTACTATTATTCAAAAATATGATATATTTTCCTATAGGAAATTCAGTATCTGAATCAAATTGAATTATGTCACCTAATAAGTTACCATCTATACTAGTAAAAGTATCTGATATAGCATAATCTATATAATTTATCAATGGTAGATTATAATAATAATCTTGTACATCACTGTTTGGAACTGTAAATGTTATGGTGGCCGTACCATTATTTGTTACACCATGTATACGACGGCTTGAAACTTCTGGCAAATATTGTTTAGTACCAGCTATACCTGGTTCAGTTTGAACCCAAATATTTCCAGAACTAACATTTAACTGATAGGTACATCCTCTAGTTAATGTAATACTTCCGGGCTGGGTTATATCAATAGTTCTTACCAGCGGAACTGTAGGTGAATTAGGTCCTTCAGCAATAGAAGTCAAAGGAACACTGTCAGGAAAAGTTGGTAACCAATAGTATTGACTAAAATTTATTAATTTATCTAAATCTATTTTAGGATCATAATTGTAATATTCTGAGGCAAATAATCTAGAATGATTGTCTGTTACTCCACCATAATATCCAATTTTTGATACTAGATCGGAATAATCACTATAGAAATCTATCTCATTACTACTGTTCTTAATAGTGACACTAGGCTCAAGTTGATAATTAGCTCTGGAAGTAGTAGGCTCGACAATATAATTGTCACCGGCTTTATAAGTAGGAGAAAACTTTCTTCCAATATATCCATCTAATCTCTTATAACTTGGCTCACTAACCAGTTGGTCAAGAGTTGCGTGTAAGAACTTTTTATTTGTGTTACTTTGAAATACTGAAGGAAGAAAATCTAAGGTCTTTCTGGTAGCCATTCTTATTTACCTATCAAAATGTGATACTACGATTTGATGCTGCTAAACTTTGATTTAATTGTCCAGATGTTAAGGTTGTTATAATCTCTACATTGTCTACTGTGGCTGAACTAATTATAATTTCATTCGCTTCTGCATTAATTTGATATAAATTACCAAAATTAACCGTGTCATCATTCGGAACTATAATAATACTAGCAATATTTGGACTTAATATTCTATGTAAATATGCTGATAACTCACTAAAGTAAAATGTATCACCAAAATCCCAGTTTGTTATATCAAAATAAACATTTATTGCATTTATTACTGATGTTTTAATATCAGCATCACTTATATTTAATCCAGGATTTTTCACAACCTTAAAGGTCGCTTGTAAATTAAGTGAAGATTTATTACCAAACACAGGCTTAAACTTTGCACTTTGAAAAACAATAGTGTCACTTATTGCTTTTATATTGTTTAATGTAGCATAATCGGTTTCTAATGCTACATTGGTTGGTGCAACTGGTTCTGCTACTGTGTTTGAATTATCTACAATCCAATTGCGATAATCATTATTATATGCCGTGGTTAACACATATAAATCAATAATATTGCTGGTACTAGGATCAACCCTGCTATTACTTGGAGTTGTATGTCTATACTGATAATATAAATCTTGTCGTCCATAATATGCGATGTGATCTGATAACGGATTTCCTAATGCCAATGTACTAGACAATTGATAGAATAAATTTTCAGTTGTTGCATAAAATAGTTGTCCGGCAGAAAAATTACCTTTATTAGTTATTATCTGAGAAGTAGTAGCATAGATACTAACAACAGTTTTATTATCTACTAATTCAATATACATGAATCGGTCATTTTCATATCCAACAACTGTCTTGAAAAATACATATTTACTATTATTACTGTCTGACGGGTTTACTATAAATTCAAACAATTGTGGATTATCTGGAACACCATCATTATTTGTATCGGCAAAAGTAATATAAATGCTGTCAGCACTTGCGTATCCGTCGGCCCCTACAATAGAATTATGTACATACCATGAAGAATCTTGTCCCAATGGTAATACTGTATTAGGTCCAGCATTAGTCTTTAATATTTTTATATTATCTCTTATTACTTTTCCAGCTTTGCTATCAAATACATTCAAGTCTTTATCAAAAAAGAAATTTGTTTCTGCTGGACTGTGAAAAATATATTCTAATCCACGGTAATAAGTAGTATATTGTTCAGATGCAGCGTTATATGTAAATCTTAATAACCAGCTATCATCTAACTGAGTTCCACTTTGGCTACCTATATTTAATAATGAAAATGTATTTTGAATAGTACTTGAAGTGGAATCTATTTTTAAATTTTCTTCGTAGATTATTCTCCATGATCCTCGTACTGCATCATATTCTAATCCAAAATTTTTATATGTGTTTATTAAGTCAACAAGCGCAGTAGTAAAAGCAGTGCTTATGTAATTTTTAAATACAGGAATTATATTATAAACTATAGCATTAGTGGGTACTTTTACATTCAAAGTTACTGGTCCTACACCAGTAGAAAGATTGCCCACTCCGCGATTTGCACCATCACCAATTACATTAGTAACCGATGCATAAAGGAAGGTTTTATCATCCAGTCTTATTGCTTGCCCTGGAACAAGGTTATTGTTAATATCAAAATGGAAGTTTACTGGTGAAGTAAACTTTATAATTGCGCCTACTTTTAAAAATGTTGCTCCTGAATTAGATGCTGCTGCACCGCCAATTAATGCTGGTACATTTAATTTTTTGAAATATCCAGTTGAACTTGTTGTTCCGGACGTAGTTGAATTCCATGTCAATCCACCCGACGGATATGCAGGAAAATTAGCATAATAGAATTGTAATAATTCTTGAGACTTTATCACCTTAGCAATAGAAGTTGTTAAAATTCTGCGTATTTCTATTGGTGATAAGAAATTAAATTTTAAATTTCTAAGGTAACTATTACGATACAATACACCATCTTCACCAAACATATTGGTACTGCTATAATTGGCAGTGGCATCTAGTGTGTCTAAATATTTACTTAACCCAATACTAGTTCTGTTTAATGCTTTTACTTTAGATACAGAACTAAAAGTAGTATAAGGTAAAATATTATAATCTTCACCTGTAATCATGCGATTCTGAGTATAATATTGTTGAGGAGCTTTTTGCTTTATATCATCAATACTTTCTCTAGAGGATGCATTGGCAATAGTGTACCCCAAACTGGCTCTGAATGTAATAGTTTCTATTCGGTTAGTACGACTAACATAATTAAATGATATTGTCATTGCCTGCATTGCGTCAGGCGTAATCTTATACCCTAGACCATTAGCTGTTCTGTAAAAATATCTGAATTTGCCTTGTGGTATATTAGAAAACGCTCCATCACCAAAAACTAAATCAACTTGATCTCCGGCTTTGCTGTTAACTTGATATAGATTTCTAGCAGATGTACTATTATAGATAACATTTATTCCAGCAACTGCTGGGACAGCCGTCCATAAAGTTTGTAGGTTACCATTTGAATCCAAACTATATAACCATCCATCTGCATTATTAATACCATTTATATCTACATTAACTATTTTATTAGGAACAACATCAATTATTGAGAAATCAAAACTGGCAAGATTTCCTTGCTTAAAGTAAAAGAAGAATCCAGTGTTATTACTAGAATTTCCCAAATTATCATTTTTATATAATACATTAAATACTCCACCCAATTTAGGTGAGGTCTCATAGATATATGGTTTGTTTGCAGATGAAGAACTAACTGCTTCAAATGCAGTTTTTGATCCTTCAATTGAAGCGTCAAATTTATAAATTGGCAACACTGATGGAATTAAATTGATGCTATACTCATCATTGGCAATACCATTCAATATTTGTGAATTACCAGGCTTCCCTACTATTTGACTGTTAACTAAACATGCATTAAATATTACAGTAAATTGTTCTAGCCAATTCTCATTAGATGGATCATTCCATGATATAGGTGTACCACTAAGATTTATGCTATTACTATCATATACATTTTCACTCGTAGATATACTGTCTACTTTTAGAAATCCTGATGCGGATATTGCTCTTTTTGGATTATAACTTATTAATCTGGCTAGTTTTAATACACTATCTCTTCGTTCAGCCGTATCTAAAAAGTTTTCTCTGGCATTAAGATCGGTCCTGAATGCCAAACTTTGTCCCATGAAGGCGATAAGGTCTATCAGCGCAATAAATTCGCTACTTTCAGTAAAATCGTTGAAATCTTCTGGGTAATATAACTTGAGATAATCAATCATACTCTTACGCAGAGTCTCAAAATCATAGGTAGAGAAGTCAGCTTCTCGGAAGGTCTGATATAGTTTTTTCCAATTTTCTGCTGCTAGCAGGCTGGTTTGACGAGAAATTATAGCCATTGTGTTGTATAACTCAGTTTATGTATTTATTTTAGTATAAAGTAGACAGTTAATTGATAACAGATAACCGTTTAGAGTCTCGGTCAAAATTCAATGTCATAACAGCAAGTTGATTAGTTATAACATACCTAAGGTTTAATATGATTTGAATACCATACTGATATTCAGTAACTGATAATTCATCAACTGATAACCGTGGATCATAATTAACGATAGTTTTAATATCATTGATTATTACATCTTTAACCGATGAGGTAAATGGATCAAACAATAGATTCCATATAATGCAACCAAAATTTGGGTTCATTAATTTTTCACCCTTGCGGATATAAAAATGATTGATGAGGTCTTGCTTAACCAAAGCAAAGTCGGTTACTTTAAATTTACGAGTCCTATTGTAAGTACTAAATCCAGAATAAGTAGTCATATATATATTTATGCTGGTTTTGCTAGTACATCAACTGCGTATCTTCCTCTATTGAAATAAGTTGTACCTGAAGTATTGTTAGCATCCTGACCAGCGCCGGTCTTTCTCCAAGTGTTAGCTCCACCTGCACCTAATAAATGACTAGCACTTAACATTCCAGCAACAGTACATTGATCATCTCCACTTTTTATTCCCTGTTTGTTAACCAAAGTAGAATAATTTGAATTTAATAAATTAAGCATGGCAGTTTCTTGTACACCTGGATTAGCTAAAAAATCTTCCTTTGAATTAATGCCATCTTTGCCGCGCCAACTTGAAGGATAGTTAACTGCATTATTACCATATAAAGCAAGTGCATCTCGCTTGATGTACCCTTGATCTGATAACACTGCTGCGCCGAACTGATACTTTCCAATATAATTATACTGGTTAGTAGCCTTGTAATTTCCACCACTTTCGCTATATCCTATTTGTGTCATCAATGCTTTAGTTTGTTCTATAGTTAATGGACCTACTGCACTTGCTGGTGTAGGATTGCTAGTGTTATTCATATAACTACTAGGAGCCCCCTTGCTTACAGATGCATTAGCTGCAGCAGTAGGCCCAGTATCAGATGATCCACCACCAACACATTCAATTGGTTTAACATCTTCAGTAGGAGGATCTCCTTTAGTTACATCTGCATTTTCACTGCCTGCTGGAGTAGGTTGAACTAATGGTCCGGTTAGTGCAGCATTTGGTGTCCCTGTTTTTCTAGCCCAGGGTTCATGTGTTGGAGCTATTTTAACAATACTGTTTAATGCACCAGTAGTGCTTATCCATTTACCATCTTTAAGTCCAGTTTCACTTAATTTGTTTACTGTGATAGGCGCAGGTTGAGTAACTTTTGGGCCTTGTCCAGAATTCAAGTTTATAGCTGATCCAGTAAATTTCAAATCAGCCACTGAACTGAAACTTCCGCCCTCTGCGGCATTTAAGTCTAATCTTCCAGAACTAGCCAACCCTATACTTCCAGCATACAATACTGTCTTATTAATGCTTGTTAAGTTTATATCTTTACTTTGTAAATTTATAGCTTTAGTAGCAGATAAGTTAAAGGTTCCACCTGCATTTAAATTAATGTCTTTATCAGCGTGTAAATTTAAGTCCGCTTTTGTTCGTATATTGACACTACTAGCACTGAATACATTTAAATGTCCGCTACCTGTCATTTCTAACCAGACACTGCCATTACTATTTCCAATGTACAGAATTTTTTCCGAGTCATTCATTAACAGTTGATGCCCACCCGCTGTTCGTAAGCGTATCAATCTGTCTTTGTCATTGGTGTCACCATCATCCATTACAAATTGATGCCCACCTTTTCGTGTCGTTACGATATCAGTTGCATCTTCCTTGAATGGGCGACCTGGAGTGCTTATCCCAAATACTGTACTAGGTGTTTCTCTTTGGCTACTACTGCTAATTGTACCTCGTACTGTATCTTCATCCAATCCTTGAGTGAATAGAATCTTAGCTTGTTCTTCATGTAGAGGCTTCTTGAGAGCTACATATTGTGTCCAATCTACATCTACATTTTCATTGAACTCAACAACTGGCATTATTTTTTTAGCGTATAACTTTTGGACAGTTGGGTCTTTAATTTTGGTATCATCTATGTTCTTGGCCCCTGCTAAGCCAGGAACCATGTGATGCCCTAATTGATTCGGCACACATGCGAACCAATATCCTCTCATAGGATCGCCAGCTACAAAAGTACAAAGTACCAAATTTCCTATATCTGGAACAGTAAACCACATACCATAGGTATGTCTAACTGTAGTAAATGAATTTTCGGTTGGAGCTGTTTTACCTGGAATAGAATTCTGTTGAGTAGTACTACCAAAGAATGGACTAGCATAGCTTACTGTTCGCCAGTTACTGGGATTAGTTTCGTCACCTGCGCCTAAGTCAGGAATCCAAATTTGAAGTCTACCCGACATGGTATAGTCAATGTTATTGACAATTTTACCAATGTATGGCCCTGAATCAAGTCTTAGACCGGGACTATCCTCTCGTCTTACATATTCCGGAACTTTTTTACCAGAGCGTTTGTCACTAGCCATTTGTTATCCTAATCCCATATCAACTACATTACCATCGCCTGCTGTACTAGTAATAGATGTAGTTGGTGCTGTTTCATCAATTTTCTGCAATGCTTGTCTGTTAAGGTCTGGGGCAACATCAATAACATTTGCTTTCTTATTCTCAACCGCTTCTACTTTACCCACTTCTTTATTGGTGGTAGGTGTAGTGGTAGTGGTAGTGGTGGCAGTTGTAGCATCAGTTGCATTCTGCATTTGTTGAGCTTCTCCTAACTTAACTGTCGCTGCGGCAGCATCAGCAGTTGTTTTCGGATCTGCTGCTCGTTGTGTAGATTCAGTTGGTGGTGTATTTGAATCATATTTTGGTTGATCTAATAATCTAACTAAGTCAAGAGATTGAGTAAATTGTCCTTTATCAAACGAATTTTCAATAGTTATGATACGATAAATTCCACTGAATACGCTAGTACTATACGTCTCAAAATCCATCAATCCAGTGTCTTGATTTAGATCAGACGGGGTTCTGAACTCTAATAATGCAAATATTTCCTGAGTGTCCATCGTTAAGCTTGAATGCTTATCTATCGCCAGGTCTTGACCCTGAGCTACCATATTACTTGGATTAAAAAATAAGTCATCTTGTTTTATAAATTCAGGATCCCCAGAAATTTTAAGTTTAACATTTATCATGTCTCCTCTACTACTTGACATCATTGATTTGTGTAAATCATTTGCGTCAATAGTTTTCTTATCTTGGGTAGCATTAGTAGTATTGGCTGAATCTGCCTGCGCTGAAACATTTTTGTACTTATTTATTGCGATTGATGCCTTCTTATCGGTATCAGTTGAAGTTGTATCTGCATTATTTTCAACTGTTCCCGCTGCTTGTACTTTTATAGATTCACCTTTGGCGGCGTCTGCCGTCAATACAGTAAAAAACATACTATCAAAATCAATAGAAAAATCAAGTATTGATTGATTTAACCCAGTATACATGTAATAATATTCTTTTACACATGTAGTAGGAAGAGATTTAGTAGCGTTTGGGTATTTTTGATTAAAATAAGGAATTTTTGTAATATAATATGTTATTGTTTTTTGATAAACTCTACGTTTCTCATCAAACGTACCTAATTCTAGCCGTGGTACGATTTTAAAAGAAAATATAGGGTCATTTTCTGTTACTCCAGTGGGTGGGGGATCTTTAATTTGCTTTTTGAAAAAATCACTATTTTTTATTACTTGATTAATTACTTCAACTATAGATGTTCCTGCATTTATACTGAAGGTTGATGAGTCGGGTTCTACTATTCCAGTAGGCACAACATTGAATTTTGACCTAATAGCATCAGCACCAGTTCTGTTTTTCATATTGGTACTACTTGCTGGATTTCTTTTTGGATCAACTATTAATGAATTTGCTATATCATCATCAATTACAAAATTAAATTCATCTGCAAATTGTTGGTGATTATTTTTTACCAATTGTTTTTCATAACTATTAATTGCGGCAGTATAGCTATAAGTTTTAAACGCTGTATTGTTATTTGATTGTACGGCATCTGTTGCTCCTTTAAGGGTATCTGCTGTTCTCTTTCCAGCCTCTGCCGTATTACTACCTAATTCACCCATTGAATTAACTATATTATTATTTGTGTTTGCTTCTTTAACCGCAGCATTAGCAGCATTTCTACTATCTACAATTATAGCAGCCTGGCCTGCATCGCGAGTAGAACTAAAAAATTCTTGAATATTTTTAGCTTGCACTTCAAAGAATGCAGGAGTAGTACAATTACTTTCTGAATAGGCAGTATGTGCGTATGGTACAGCATCAAATTGATATTCTGATCCTCTGAGGCTAGCTTTTATTTTACAATTTATTAATTTTATTGGTATAAATTTAGTCTGTTCAGTGATAGGGCCCAATGGTTGACCTTTATCACTATTCCCATAAAAATCTACCTGCAACATAAACGGAAGTTGATCCCAATTTTTTGCCTTTAATGTATCAGCTACTGCAAGTAATCGGTTCATTAATGTAATACCATATGGTTCAATTATGGTAAAGTGAACCTCTATTACATTTGTGCCTCGTGTTCTGGCATTAAATCCAATAATTGTCATAAATTTTAAATTGTCAAAATAGAAATCTTCTATAAAATTTGCATCTCGTTTAAAATTTTCACCTTTTCTACCAGCACTAGCTATTAATACAGTTCCCTGTCCACCATCAGTTACTGGTATATATTGATAACCAGGTACAGTAACTAACTTGTTGTATATACTAGGTGGTAGAATGTGTAAGCTTACTCCATATGTGTAATTTGCATAACCATCTAATGGATTTTCTCTACCACCATATCCTGCTATTACCTTACGAGTAACGGCTGCTTGTTTACCACCCACGTCACTCTGTGCAGATTCAGATGCAGGTTTTTTTAATAAATCAGTGTTTATTCCTAATAATCCAAGATCAGCCGTACCAGTTTTAAACGCGGAATCTAATTTTGTTTTTTCCTGAAAAGTTATTTTTTCACCTACAGTAGAAGCTAATTGTTCCGCAGCTACATTATTGGCAGCAGTGACTTTATCTGCTGCAGTAGTCAACGGATTAGCTGCTTGCTTACGAGCGGCAGTATCTGATGCAAAAGTTGCTGGGGTAGTTGCCATTTATAATCCCAAATAAGTGGTCAATGTGTTTTTGTTAGGAATGTATATAGTCTGTCCAGGAAAGAAATCAAATATCGGATCTTTTATTACATTTGGATTTCTAACAGCAAATACCCACCACAATGATGAACTTCCATATAAGTCATTGGCTAACATATCAGGTCTATACTTGTATACAATACCTATTGTATACTCAACATCAGATGCTAATTTAGGTATCGCTCTATATGATAGTATATCAAGAAATGGGCCAAAAGTTGGTGTTTTATAATAAGGACTAGTTTTTGAATAGGCTGCTGACATTATATAAATCCTCCTTGCTTGACCAGTCTACCAGCAGCAAAATCTTCTAAATTAAACTTAGATATAACCTTTTTGCTATATACTGGTTGTAATGTTATTGATAGACTACTAGTGACAGGTAATCTGGTAAAATCAGAATCAACTGGGATAGCAATATAATCAACATCAGGAGATAATGTATGTTGAAATTGGGTAATAACACACGGTACATGTGGGAAATAATGACTACCGTATCCATCTAAAAATACCATAGGTGGTGGATTTCCTCTATGATCACCACTACCAAAAAACATTTTAGTAGCTGCTCTAAAAAAGTATATACATGCTAGTAAATATGCCCCTTCTGTTTCATTTTGAACAGTAAAATCTCCTGCTATGTTTATAGCTTGTACTTCACTATTTTCATACGCTTGTGCAGAATAATTACTATGTGTAAATTTCTGTACACCATATGAAGCAGTATGTACTACTGTTATATTAGGGGTATATGGAAAAATTACCCCACTCGTCGATTGTAATGGAGCCATCACTCCACTTGATGCACTATTATACAATAACCCTGATGCTACACTTATTTTAACACGCCAATCATTGGCATTATTTGATGATGTAATTTTAAGTGGGGGTGGTGAGCGAGTGCCACCACCACGAACTAACCCATTGCTAGATAATCTTTCTGCTACTAGATCGGCCTGATCTGGTATGCCGCGAGAACGCAAGGTTACAGGAGCGAACGGGTCTCCGCTGCCGTCAAGACTGGAATAATCGAGGCCCCCTCCACTTGCAAAATCTGTTGCAGATGTCCCTGCTGATTCGTCACTATCCCATGATCCATTTCCACTTCCTACTACAGTACCATCATACGTTATTGGCATATTTATATTCCTAGAAACATAGTTTCCTATATTATATTTATGAAGAACGAAATATGCTTAGTTTATAGCAAAAGGTTGACATTTGGTATCATTTTATGATACTATTGTAAATACTTCATCTAGGGAGATACAGTGAAACATAATTATCTAAACAATAAAGACATACTAAAAGAAAT